TGAGATGGCAAAGGCGCGCATTGACCTGAGCGGGCTCTCAGAAGCGGCCGAGGGATGAGGTGGAAATGGTATGCGCCCTGTGTTTACACCGGAGGAACTGGCTGAGATAGCCAGAGCGGACGAGGAGCTTGAGGCATCACCCTGGAGTTCGTTCCGGACGCCCAGCGCCGTACCATCCAGGTCGTCACCGGGGTAAAGAGCTCCCTGGTACCCACGAATCCTGTACTGACCTCACTTTATGTGGCCGCAAATCCGGCCAATGGTGAGATGGAGGTCTACGAACAGACTCCCCAGATCCCTGGCCAGCAGTCTATGAGTGGCGACGTACAGGACGAGCCGAAGATCCTGAAATTCGAGAAGCGGGCGTAAGACCCGAGAAAAGGAGTTTTATCATGCTGAAAGAGTTTGCTCAGTACCTCGTGTCCCTGAAGGACAATAAGCTTTATGAGATCCACGGCGATACTTATTCCGACAACAGCCTGTACAGGGTCAGCCCCCATGTGGACCGTCCCTCCCGCATCAGCGTTACCGGCCTTGACAGCATCGTCAAGCTGATCCGTTCTGAATTAGATATGATCGACAATCTGCCCGTATTTGTCCAGGTGGATGGGGCTCGCAAGGTGTCGGTGTTCACCTCCTACGATGGCACTATGACCCGGGACAGCCTGTACGAGGCAAGCTGCGATGTTCCCGGCTTTCGGGAGGGCTTCCGCGAGTATGAAAAGGCCATCATCGAACTGAGGAGCAAGTTCATCCATAACCCAGGTGTGGACTACCTGCTGGAGCTGCTGTCCAGCATCAGTAAGGAGAACGGTGTGACCACCAGCGACAACGGCGTGAGCCAGACCGTGGAGGCCCGCCAGGGCGTGGCCCTGAAAAAGATGGTCCAGGTCAAGCCACGGGTCTCTCTGCGGCCTTACCGGACCTTCCTGGAGGTGGAGCAGCCCGACAGTGACTTCCTTCTGCGCCTGGACGAGGACGGCAACGTGGGCCTGTTCGAAGCCGACGGCGGCATGTGGGAGATGGAGGCCAAGGCCAATATCGCCGGATACTTCGAGCAGGAACTGGCCGACTTTGTGGCCGATGGCCGGGTGGTCGTGATGATGTAACAGCAGCGGCGGGGCTGGGGTGTCCTGGCCCCGCCATTCGATGGGAGGTGATTGGTTGGCTGGCCGGAAGAAAAAAACGGGTATGGAGTTTTCGGGCTGGGACGTGGACGTGTTCGATGACCCGAAAATAGAGCGGCTGATCGACGAGAAGGGCATCGCGGCCTTCGTGGTGTTCTTCTGCGTCTGCCAGAGGATCTATGCCACCAACGGCTACTTCATGCCCTGGAGCGCGGAGAACGCTCCCGGAATCAAGAAGATGATCGGCGGCGGGATCGACAGTAAATTCGTCGTGGATGCGGTGGATTTCTGCCTGGATATTGGGCTGTTTGTTTCCACGATTTACATGGAGTACGGCGTCCTGACCAGCAAGGCAATCCAGAAAAATTATGCCGTTGTGTTGCCCCGGAGACGTCGAAAAGAGGTGGCCGCCGAGTACTGGGTAACGCCCGAGAAGGACAGCAACGGGGCGGTGCCCGTCCCCCTGGCGGAGCTGGAATAATTCTATTTGCTGTCAGCATATCCTTGACCGCCTTTACATCCACCGTGCCAAGGGGAATGCAGAGCGGCTTTGTGATGAGCTCCATCTGGAGAAAAGCCGGGTCTATGAGCTCAAGGACAAAGCCCTTCGCCATTTTACCCTGGCTCTCTATGGCGTAGTGGAGACCTAAAAAAGACCGGAAAAAAACCGGAAGATTTTTTGGGGAACCTGTGGTATTATGATAAGAGCAAAAAGTGTGCAGAGCCCGGCCGGGGTAAAAACCGGCTGGGCTTTTCTATTGGCAGGAGGTGAACGCCATGACAAGAAAACAGGAGCGCTTTGTTGAGGAGTACTTAGTGGACCTTTGCGCCACCCAGGCAGCCATCCGGGCGGGATATAGCCCGACGACCGCTGGAGCGATTGGAGCTGAAAACCTAAAGAAACCTCAAATCCGCGCGCGCATCGACCAGGCCATGGCCGAGCTTTCCAGGCGCACCGGCGTAAACCAGGAGCGTGTTGTCCGGGAGCTGGCCAAGGTGGCCTTTATCAATCCCACGGATGCCATTGATTTTGACAGCGCCACGCTGCTGGCCACGGCCACCGCCGATGACACCGCAGCCATCGCCTCCGTGAAGGTCAAGACCATACCGACCGCTGACGGCATGGGTGTTGAGCGGGAAATCCGTGTTGCTGATAAGCTCAAGGCTCTGGAGCTGCTGGGCAAGCACATTGGAATGTTCAGTGATAAATTGAAGCTGGATGGTGCTGTTCCCGTGGTGATTGTGGGGGATGATAAACTCGAAGATTGACCCCAAGGCCAAAGTGATCCGCCTGCCTGAAGTGGTGGGCAAGGGTTACGCCACCTTTTGGAACTTCAAAGGCCGTTACCGGGTATGCAAGGGTTCCCGTGCTTCCAAGAAATCCAAAACCACGGCCCTGAACATCATCAAAAGGATGATGCAATACCCGGAAGCCAATACCCTTGTGGTTCGCAAAGTGTTCAGAACTTTGAAGGATAGCTGTTTTACGGAATTGAAGTGGGCAATCAACCGGCTTGGGGTTCAGGCATATTGGGAGATCAAAGAAAGCCCCCTTGAAATGACCTATAAGCCAACCGGTCAGAAGATTTACTTCCGGGGCCTTGATGATCCCCTGAAGGTCACTTCCATTACCGTTGAAATCGGGTATCTGTGTTGGTGCTGGATTAACATATCGGTTCAGCACCTTAATCAAAACTTCTCTAATTGCTGGAACCCCCTAACGTAAAGCCGAGGGAAATCAGCAGCGAAGCTACTTGACAAAATTAAATGGTCATGGTATCATATGCCTATGAAATGCAAGAATATGATACCAATGGAAGAAATCTGGAAAGACATTGAAGGATTTGAAGGGTTCTATCAAATCAGCAATCTTGGCCGGGTGAAAAGTCTTGGCGGCTGGTGTGGAACAGCGAAACGAAAAGAAAAAATTCGTTCCACAAGCCTTACGCATGATGGATATGTAAAAGTCAGGTTGATTCATCAAGGCAAAGATAAAACGATGCGGGTTCATCGGTTGGTTGCAGAAGCCTTCATTCCAAATCCTGAAGGCAAAGATACAGTCAATCACATTGACGGGGACAAGCTGAATAACACAGTTCTCAATTTAGAGTGGGTTGACCGTACAGAACAGATGTTACATGCCTATGATTTGGGTTTAAAAACTTCAAGAGTTGGTTCCACAAATTCCAATGCCAAACTTACTGATGAAGAAGTAAGAGAAATCCGAAAGTTATATGTTCCGTATAGTAAGCAGTTTGGAACGGTTGCGCTGGCAAAAAAGTACGGTGTGACAAATCGGGTTATTGGATTGATTGTGAATGGCAAAGCCTATCAAAATGTCAAGTAGAACGTTCAACGACTATCGAAAGCGGGAAGGACACCTTTTGGGTGTCCTTTTCAGCTAGTAGAGTAGGGTGCAAGCGCACTCGAAATGGGAAGCACGCCAGTTGGCGTGAAGATATAGTCTGCTCTACATAGAAACATGTAGAGGATAAGCGGAAGCGGCTTATCCGTAACACAATGCGAAGAAGCATACGAAATCATGAATGAAGCTGATTTTGATATGCTTGATGAATCCATCCGTGGTGCCATTCCACCGGAAACCGGCCTGTTCAAGCAAATCACGCTGACCTTCAACCCGTGGAATGAAAAACATTGGATGAGGAAGCGGTTCTTTGGCGAGATCACCGGCAAGGATGCCCAAGGAAACCCCACATACCGGTTTCATGATAGCTGGACTTCCCCGGATGGTCAGATTTTTGTCACAACCACCAATTACCTGTGTAATGAATGGCTGGATGAATCCGATCTGAAGGTTTTTGAAAACATGAAGGCCAATAACCCCCGGCGCTATAAAGTGGCTGGCCTTGGGGGTTGGGGCATTGTGGATGGTCTGATTTATGAGAAATGGCGGGAAGAAGCCTTTGACATTCAGGCCATTTCCAAGAAGCCTGATGTGAAAAGCAGATCGGAAGAGCACACGTC